ATCCGCACGCCGTGTTCGCGGCGGGCCAACGCGTCCCCGAAGACCGGGTGCTGCACCTGACCGACGAGCAGGCGCGCTACGAGCTCCTGGCGGGCACCATCGTGCCGGCCGCGGCGCCGGCGCCCGCCAAGCCGGCCAAAAAGGACTGACCATGGCGCGCGTCGGCGTTGACCGGGAGACCGGACGGGTGCTGACCGGGTGGGATCACTGCGCTCAGTCGATCGCGGTCGTGCTGACCACGCGGGTCGGCTCGCGCGTGATGCGCCGGGCGTTCGGATCGCGCTTGTCAGACCTGCAGGACCGCAATCCGGACCGGTCGACCGTGCTCAGCGCGTTTGTGGCCATCGCCGACGCGCTGGCGCGGTGGGAGCCTGGCTTCCGGCTCTCGCGGTTGACGCCGGTCCGGCTTGGGCCCGACGGCGTCGCACGCTTGCAGCTCTCGGGCACGTTCTACCCGCGCGGCCATCTCGGGGACTTCACCGAGGGCGAGAGCCGCGACGCGGCCTATGCCCAGTCAGCCGCCGGTCTCCGGCTCGAGGCCGCGCCATGAGCCGCTTCGCCGACATCGACCTCGCGCTTCTGCCGCCGCCGCCGGCGGTGGAGCGTCTCGACTATGAGGCGCTGCTCGCCGCGCGCCTCGCCGAAGTGAGGCGACTGTGGCCAGCCTACGACGTCGGCGCGCTGGAGACCGATCCAATCGCGATCATCCAGCAGGCGGCCGCCTACCGCGAGCTCGTGATGCGCGCCCGCGTCAACGACGCGGTGCAGGCCGTTATGCTGGCCACCGCCACCGGAGGCGATCTCGACCAGCTGGCGGCCTATCTCGGCGTCTCCCGCGCCGTGCGCCAACCGGCGTCGGACAACGCGCCCGCAGTGATGGAGAGCGACGACAGGCTGAGGATGCGCACCCAGCTGGCGCTCGAAGCGTTCTCGACGGCAGGTCCGGAGGGTGCCTATGCCTTCCACGCCTATGCGGCGCATCCGGGCGTCAAGGACGTGGCTGTCTACAATCCGCGCGAGGTCGACCCTGGCCATCAGGACGGCCATGTCCACGTCGTGCTGCTCTCGGACGAGGGCTCGGGCATGCCGACGCCGGCGATGATCCGCGCCGTCACTCAGCGGCTCACAGCCGAGGACGTGCGGCCCCTGACCGACAAGGTCAGCGTGCGGCCGGCCCTGCTGCGCGAGGTAATGGTCACGGCCACGATCGTCGTGCCGCCCGGCCCTGATGTCGGCGTGGTCCGCGCGGAGGCCATGGCCGCATTTCTGGCCTATCGGCAGCGCTGCCACCGGATCGGCGGCGTCGCCGCGGTCTCCGGGCTCTACGACGCGCTGCACCTGCCGATCGCGACGCGCGTCGCGCTCGCGGCGCCGACGGCCGACGTAACGGTCGGCCGCCACGAGGCGCCGTGGCTCGCCGGGCTGCAGCTGACGATCGAGGTGGCCGATGGCTGAGGACCTGTCTCTGCTGCCCTCGAACGCCTCGGCGCTCGAACGGGCGTTGGCGCTGGTGGACCTGCGGACCGACCAGATCGACGCCGACGTTGTGCGCCGCGTGATCGATCCGATGCGCTGCCCCGAGCCGCTGCTGCCCTGGCTGGCCTGGGCCTGGTCGGTCGACGAGTACGACCCGGCCTGGCCGGAGGCGTTGCGCCGCGGCGTCATCGCCGCCTCGCCGGAGCTGCACAGGCTCAAGGGCACGCTCCGGGCCGTGAAGATGGCGCTCGCGGCGCTCGGCCATGAGCACATCTCCGTTGAGGAATGGTTCGACTATGGCGGCGAGCCTTTCCGGTTCCGCGTCTCGCTCGATCTGGTGGGCTCCGCTCCGATCACCGGCCCCGATCAGGACCTGATCGTGCGCACGGCCCTGAAGGCGAAGAACGTCCGCAGCTGGCTGGAGCGGCTCTCGATCCGCCGCCGCCACGCCGTTCCGGCCGGCCGGGTCTGCGCGTTCGCGCGGTCCGCCCAGGTTGCACGCATCGGCCCGGTGGCGCTGCGCTTCATCCGCCGCATGCCGCCCGCCCATCTTGGCGCCGCCGTCCGATCGGTGGGCGCGACCCGCATCCTACCGCCGCTGGTGCACATCCTGCGCGCGGCTCCGGCCCGCAACCGCTGCGCTGTCGGCCTGATCAGCCAGCAGAGCGTCCGCATCCTGCCAGCCGCATGAGGGCACAATGACCGACTTCTCCGCCATCGTTACAACGCTCGGGCAAGCGGCGCTGGCCGCCAGCGCCGGCGGCGCGCCGCTTGCCCTCACCCACATGCAGATCGGAGACGGCAACGGGGCGCCAACCGTGCCCTCGGCCAGTCAGACGACGCTCGTGCGGCAGGTCGACCAGATCCCGATCGACAGCGTGACCCTTGATCCGTCGAACCCCAACTGGCTGATCGTGCGCGCCATCGTGCCGACGTCATCAGGCCCCTACACCATCCGAGAAATCGGCGTGCGCAGCGCCACCGGCGACCTGATCGCCGTCGCCAACTATCCGGCCACGCTCAAGGCGCTCGGCACGCAGGGCGTGATGACCGACCTCACCATCGAAATGGTGATCGCCTTCGTGGGCGCGGCCAATGTCACGCTGACGGTCGATCCGGCAGGCCTCGCGAGCCGAGCCTGGGTCATCAATTACGTCGCCGAGCGCGCCCCGCCAGCGTTCGCCAGCGAGGCGGAGCACGTCGCCGGCGAACGGAGCGACCGCATGGCTCATCCGGCCGGCGTCTCCGCCATGATGACGTCGCGCATCGCGGCCGCCCTGCGGGTGCGTCCGCCCATCCAGCTGCCTTTCAACGGCGCGGGCCTCGGCCAGGTGCTGGCCGACATGGGCGGGCAGCGCATCCACGCCGACCTCTCGGCCCGGCCGCTGACGCAGGTCATGCTGCCGCCGCTTACCGGAGGCGGCGCTGTGCCAGAGGGCTGGAACTGCTCGTTCGTATTCAGCGGCCGGGTGCAGAGCTACGGTACGGCTTACCTCGACGCGCCCGGCCTGACCGTGCTGCGGCAGGGCGGCTACGAGCATGACCGCTTCCAGCTCGGCGGCGGCTTCGAGACCCTTCAGGTGGTGGCGCGCGGCGGAAACTGGGACATCGACACCTTTTCCGACCCGCCGCGCGACCTCAATCAGCGGCTCGGAAATGAGGGCGGCTATGGCGACCCGCCTACGCCCGACAGCGAGGCGGGCTGGCATGTCGTGCCCCTGGCCGTGCGGGCGGGCGGACCTGTCTTTGGCGGCTCCGGCGGCACGCTGCTCGCCCCACTCAGCGGAAAGTACGAGCTCATGCTGCACCTCGACGTCAGCACTCTCGCGGGCGCGGCCGGCACGCCGGTGGTCTCGATGGGCTTTGCGGCCGTGGATGAGCCGGGTTCCGGCCCGTCGGATTTCTGGCAGCTGGTCCGGACCTTCTCGGTGCCGCCCGGCCAGCGCCTCGCCGTACGCGAGATGACCACGCTCAACGTGCCGGCGGGCGTGATGTTCAAGCCCATGATGGCGCTTGCGCTGTCCGGAGCCGCCAATGTGCAGGTGCACCGGCCGTCCTGCCATTTCGTGATCAAGTATCTGGGGCGCTGACATGATGGCGTCGGTCCGGCGCGACGATTTCGAGATGAGGGACAACGAGCCGCTGGCGCGCAGCTGGCGGCTGCGCCAGCTGACGGACGCGGGCGATCCTCCCGCCACGCCGCCGATCGCGCTCGACATCAGCGAGGCCTCCTTCCGCATGCAGCTGCGCGAGCAGGCGACCTCGGCCGATGTGTGGGCCAACCTCTCGCTCGGCGCGGGCCTGGCCATCGATGATGGGCCGGGCGGCCTGCTCTCCGTGTTGCAGCCGGCCCATGCGCTGCGCCCGGGCCGCTACGTCTACGACCTCGTCATGATCCGCGCCGGCGTGCCCGACGTGATCGTCGAGGGCGTCATCACCGTCACCAGCGGCGTCACGAGGTCCCCATGAGCACCACAGTCGACGTCGTCCTCAACCACCCCGCCGCAGCGGCCGCACAGGCCGCTCTTGCCGACGCGTCGCGGCAGGCGGCCGAGCAGTCGGCGCTCACGATCGCCAGCCTCATCGCCACCGCGCAGCAGCAGGTGGCGACGTCAGGCGCGCAGCTGACCGCCGTCATGACCACGGCCGCCCAGGTTCGGGAGCTGCACCTCGCCGTCATCCGCAACTCCGGGATCGCAACCGACGCGGCCAGCCGCGCGAACGCCGCAGCAGGCCGCGCCGCCTCGGCCTTCGATTTCCGCACCGCTATCGACGGCAAGCTCTCCCTCTCCGAGATTACGGCAGCGGGCCTGGCCTTCCTGCGCGGCTTCGACACGCCGCGCGGCTCAGGCTACGCCAACCTCGGCGGCGGCACGACGATCCACCGCCTGCGCGACCGGCTCTTTGTCGACGACGGCGCCAGCTTCAGCGGCGCATGGTATGCGAATGATTGGGACAGCGCGCTTGATGCGCTTGCTGGCCGGCTGCACAGCTGG